CGAATTGTCATTCCTAAGCGACGCGTTTTGTGCGACCAGCTGTTTAGCCCAAGCAGGGCGGCTGTTTACCCGGGTCCACGGGGTCACGCTGTGTAGTGCTCATTGTTAGAATGCCATTTCTGTGGGACCGATTAAGCGAGACGCTGTCCGAAAAGTCATTCCACAACTACGCGTTTTGTGCGTGTGACTGTACATCACGGGCTTATGCCGTGCATTCGGCGTGTGTGCTCGCCGACCCCTACTTAGGAAGGTTCATTCCCGGAAAGTGCTCCTCCAGAGGCACCGCCAGGTCGATGATCCCGCCCGTCATGTCCTCAACACGCCGCAGTGCCCTTTCGTAATTCTCGTCGCTGTCGAAATGCGCACGGACTACGTCTGCGGAAGTGTCTGTGGACTCAAAAGCACTCAGCTTTGAACGGAGATCGAGCTTTGTGCCCACCTCGAATTTCCCAAAAAGCTTGTGCTGATCCTCCCAACAAAGATCCGTCGTCTCACCTGCGACCACATTGGCTTTGTCAGCCCAATGGGTGGACAACGCAAGGTAGTACGACGACATCAGCTTGGACGTGGCGTTCATCTCGGCTCTGGCGAAGTAAGCTGTTGCCACACTCCGCGCAAAGTCCTTGTTATCAGCCTCCGTCGTGCCTGGCTGGATGAGGCTCCAGCCGCTGTTGAGCAATCCTCGTGGTATCTCTGGTACGGGTGGCGCTTTCGACCCGCGCCGACCTTCAACCCCGACGAAGACGAGCCTGTCGCCCATCCCCCGACTGGCTAACTTCATTTGAAAGCCCAGCCGCGCCCACGCTTCCTCAATTGCTCCGATGGATAAAGGGGAGTCGGTCACAACGAACGAATCATCCCCCTCAAAGAACACCACGAAGCGGACGTAAGTGCCGTCCTTCTGAAGGTAGCGTTGAGCCTTCGGGTCGCGCACCCAGGCACCTGGATCGTCTAAAATGATACAGGCCCAGATGAGCGCGTTAATGAACCAGTTTCCACTGGATGTGATCCCATCTCCAGACTTGCGACATGCGCGCATTGTGAGCGACGCTTGGTTCTTCCCCTTCTTGTGGCTGAACTTGGCCTTGCGCGAAGACCTGCCACCAAAAGCGTACTGCCACCAAGCCTCTTGGAGCCCCATCACGTCCCCCCCGTTGAAGAGGATTTTGCCGATGTGCTCCATGATGCGCTGCTCGCCAAGGACCATGAGGTCCAATCCGACTCCATATTCCCAGCCGCTTCCATCGCCTTCATACACTTTGTCAGTGGGAAGAGGCGTGGAAAAGATTTCGCGGACGCGTGCCATTTTGGGCATGTGTTTTATGCTACACGCCTCAAATGCGTCAGGTGCAAAAAGCAGTGCCTCGAAGCAGGCCATCACAATTTTCTCTGCTAGTTGCCCTGCATGGGAAAAGTCTTGCACAAGCCGCGGCCTGTGACATTGCATGCCTTGTTTGACGGCAAGCTGTGCGACCTCTTGTTTGACATTAGCCTGCCACTTGAGAGACAGGTCTGAGCCTTGGGCAATGAGATACTTGAAAGCGTTCTCCAAAGCCTCCACGCTCCACTTACCTGAACAGATGTCCTTCAGTGGGGCACGACTCACATTGTCAAGCCAGTCCAATATCTTCTTCTTCGTAAATGTCTTGGCAATGAACGCATCGACCATAGAGTTGAGCTTCTTGAGCATCTCGGACGATGGTGAGCAGGGCTGTGCCATGTTAGCAGCCCTGTTATTCA